GTATACCGAAGACGTGGGCGAGGCCATCGGGGAGGAAACCGAAAGCACCGCCGACAAGGTGCTGAAGGAAATAAAACAGTCCCACCCGTACAAAGACAGAAGCGGCAAATACACCAGGGGGTTCGTCAAAACAAACAAAAGCCTGCCGGGCAACCGGAAGTATGTAATCTGGAACAAAAAATATTACAACCTGGTGCACCTCCTGGAAAAAGGGCACGCCAAGAGGGGCGGCGGCAGGGTGCAGGCGTACCCGCACATGGGTCCGGCGCATGACAAACATGTGCCCGAATTCGAGGAAAAGGTCAAAAAGATCATCAGGGACGGGGGCGGGAAATGACACAGGCAGAACTTTATACGGCGCTGAAAACCCTGAAACTGCCCGTGGCTTACGGGGAGTTTGTGGGCACGCCGGAGAACCCGCCGCCGGACCCGCCGTTCATCTGCTATCAGTTTATTGACTCAAATGACATGATAGCCGACAACCGGAATTACTGCGGCATAGGCAACTTCCAGATAGAGCTTTACACCGAAAAAAAGGACCCTGCCGCCGAGGCGCTGGCGGAAGGGCTGCTGAAAACCAACCGGCTCCCGTACATTAAGCGGGAGTTTTTTATTGAAACCGAAAACCTGCGCCAGGTGATTTACGAAATCCAGCTGATTGGAGGATAGCCAAATGCCAAACCTTGTTACATTCGGCCTCGAGCAGGTCCACATAGCTTTTAAAGGGGCCTGCCAAAAAGAGTCCATTGAGGTTACTGCAGGCTGCGGTACTGACGGAGAAATAACAGTAACCGTGACCGGCGCTCCGCTTACCGGCGGATCGGAAGCCTGCATTGTTCCGCTATCTGCAGAGTCGCACAGCACCGCTGCTAAAGTGGCGGCCGCTGCCGCCAATGTGTTAAAAAACAATGCTGACGTTGGCGCCAACTACAACGTGAGCGTTGCCGGGGCCGCTATTTACCTGGCCGCCAAATTAGCCGCGGCCGACGATGCGACCTTATTGATTGCTTTCACCCCCGGCGGTACAGGCGTAACGGTGGGGGCATCTACCAACGTGACCGGCGGCGCTGCCGGGTACGGCACACCGCAGGCAATACCGGGGGCGGTGGAATTCACGCCGGCGCCGGAAGGGTCAGAAGTCAAGTATTACGCTGATAATACCCCGTATTTTGTTTACACTGTCAACAACGGCTATAAAGGCCCCCTGAAAATGGCCCTGGTTCCTGATGCCATCCTGGCCGAAATGCTGGGCTGGCCGATTGATGATAATGGCGCTGTCATCGAGGTCGATGACGGCACGCCGAAGAAATTCGCGCTCATGGCACAGGTACAGGGCGACAGTAAAAACCGGCGCTTTGTTTATTACGACTGCCAGGCTTCCAGGCCGTCCAAGGCACATAAAACCAAAAACGATACCATCGAGCCGTCAGATGATTCCCTTGAGCTCATAATTCTGCCGGTTGACATGGATGTAAACGGTACTACCAGGGGTGTGGTTAAAGGTACTCTGGAGCTGTCTGACACCAACGCCGCCGTATATAATGCTTTCTTTAATTCCGTGTACACCCCGGCATTCGCATAGGAGGGTTTATGAAAGAGATAAAGATTGGCGAAAAGACCGTAAGGGTCAGGGCGACATCCCTGGCCCTATTCTTTTACCGCAAGGAGTTTAAAGCAGACCTTGTAAGCAACCTGATTCAACTGTCTGCCGGGTTGGCTGGCCTTATAACAGCTGTCACCGGCAAAGACATAAAAGAGCTTCAGGGTGAGGGGCTCGCTGATTTGGAAACCTCAAATATTGATATGTCCAGCCTGGCCGCCTTTGATATCGATATCATCGGCATACTGCAAATAACCTGGGCCATGGCCAAGGCTGACGCCTTCAATGAACGCTTTCCAAGCTTTGAGCAGTGGTTCTTGTCCCTTGGCGACTTTAATCCTTTGGAAGAACTATTCTCTCTTCTTGCGGCTCTTGAGGTAGCCGCCGGCGGGTTTCTACGTACAAGAGCGAAGCAGGGGTAACGGCGGCACAGAGTATCGCTCGGGCTGCATGGAGCTGGATTTATTAGCCATAGCCAAGAGAGCCGGCCTCTCATTTATGGAAGCAAACGAGTTTACAGTCCAGGAGCTGCTTGATTACGTCCACGCCTTCACAGGGGCGAAGGACGCCCGGCCGCGCATGGCGACGCAGGCTGATATTGACAAATTCTACGCTAATTAAGGGGGTTATGTTGTGGCAGAGAGCATTAAGGGCATAAATATTGTAATCGGCACAGACGTAACCGCCCTGTCCAAGGCCCTGGGTGAAGTTAACAAGAAGGCCAGTGGCATCCAGACTGAACTGAAGCAGGTTGAAAAACTGCTCAAAATGGATCCGGGCAATGCCCAGCTGATGGTCCAGAAACAAAAACTCCTTGCCGATGCCGTTGAAAACGCCAAGAAGAAACTGGACGGGCTGAGAAAAGCACAGGAGCAAGTCAACGCCCAGTTTAAAAAAGGCGAGATCAGCGAAGGCCAGTACCGGGCGTTCCAGCGCGAGATCATCAAGACTGAAGGCGAATTAAAAAAACTCGAAGCCCAAGGCGAGAAAACCAATAAAACCCTGTCTAAAGATGACGCCGTTAAGAACCTTAAAAACATCGGCAAGGCGGCAGGCGCCGCGGCATTGGCAGTAGGCGCCATCTTTGTCAGCATGGCCGGGAAAGCCATTGAAAACGCTGACGAACTGCAGAAACTGTCTGACGTTACCGGGCTGTCAGCTGAGCGCCTGCAGGAGCTGCAGTATGCCGGCGCCAACCTGGGCGTGGACATTGAAACCATAACGGGAGCCCAGGCCAAGCTGACCAAGGCCATGTTTGCAGCTAAGGACGGTACAGGCAGCCAGGCTGACGCTTTCGCCGCGCTGGGGGTTTCCGTTGTGGATGCGAACGGCAGCCTGCGGGACGCCAAGGACGTTATGGGCGAGGCCTTCACCGCCTTAAACGGTTACGGCAATGAGACAGAGCGCGACGCCCTCGCCATGCAGCTATTCGGCAAGTCAGCCATGCAGCTGAATCCGCTTATAAAAGCCGGCGGGGAAGGGCTCAAAAAGTTAACCGATGAGGCCAGGGCCAACGGCGCGGTCATGTCAAATGAAGCCGTGGCAGGTCTGGACGCTTTCGGCGATACAATAGACAGCCTTAAAATATCGGCGCTGGGCAGCTTCGGAGAAATGTTTGCCGGGATGCTGCCATATTTACAAGGCTTTCTTGAAACGATTAAGGGGATGCCTCAATGGATACAGGAGAACAGCACCCTGCTGGGCGTTATCGGTATTGGTGTCGGGACATTGACAACCGCTTTAATCGCCTACAATATATCGGCGATTGCGGCGGCGGCGTCCAGCGGGATACTGGCCGCGGCAGCCGGCGCGCTTGGGGCTGTTATTGCTTTTGTCACATCCCCTATAACCCTGGTTATACTGGCCATTGGCGCATTAATAGCTATCGGGTATGTGCTGATCAAGAACCATGAGGAGATCAAGGCTAAGATATCAGCGGTCTGGGAGAACCTTAAAAACTGGCTGTCTGAAACATGGGACAGCATCAAGGCCAAGGTTGTGGATGTCTGGAACGGCATCAAGGAGTTTATCGGCAATGCCCTGGGCAGCATCATTGACCTGTTTATGAAGTATCACCCGATAGGGATACTTATTTCCCAGTGGGATGAGATAAGGAATTTCTTTGCCGGCATTGCCTCCGAGGCAGTCAGCTGGGGCAGCAATGTCATACAGGGGTTTGTTGACGGGATATATAACATGATCGGCTCCATCGGCGACGCTCTGGGCAGCACGGCAGAGACCATAAGAAACTTCCTCGGCTTCCACTCCCCGACCAAACTCGGGCCAGGCTCTGACGCCGACCAGTGGGCGCCCAACCTGATTAAGATGTTCACTGGCGGACTTAAGTCCGGCATGCCTGAGCTGCGGGGGGCTATGAATGATCTGGCCGGTATGCTTGAGGTCAAGCCCATCGACATCGGCGGCCGGCTGTCTGTGGGCGGCGCGATCGGCGTCAACATCACCGGCGAAGGGGCGCAGTATTTGAAGGTTGACTCTATTGCCCGGGCCGTGGAAAAAACGATTGTTGAAAACATGGCTCAGGACAGCAGGCGGTATGCTCCGATACCAAGGACAATCCCGTTTGCCAACAGCTAAAGAGGTGTTATGAGAGATGGCGTTCACCTGGGGAAGCACCACACTAAAAGTAATAGCCGGCACATATAAGCCGCCGCACGCCCAAGCCGGGCTGGTCGGCATAGATCTGCTGCCGGACTCGACCGACACCAGCGCCAACTGCGAAGTGCTGCAGCAGTTCGGCCGCAAGCGCAAGAGGGTGTCTTTGGGCGGCTATGCCGCCAGCCAGGCGGATTTCGACTCCTTGGAGGCGGATTATATTGCACAGACCGAGAGGATATTTACGGGGCCGAACAGCCTGTCGCTAAGCTGCACGATTGAAGCGATATCCGAGCCCAGGTATGCCGGGCACATTATCTATTACGACCTTGTATTGGTGGAGGCCTAAACCATGCAGACTATGCCGGACAACATAGCTATACTTTTAAAATCCAAAAGCATGCGCGGCGCCAACAAGCCTGCTTATAGGCTGACCATAGAGGACAATCCCGTTGGCAGCTTGCTGGACCCGACATCTTATACGACGTGGCGCACGTTTGTCGGCCCTTCGCCTGTTAGAACTTCCGGGAATATGTGCGCTACAGCTGATGGGCGTGCGGTGATTGTGTACATTGAGAGCGGTGCGGTAAAACTTGCTTATGCGGATTCTGTGCCAGAGATATTGGACGGGACGAAAACATTTAACACCGCGGGCGCGACAACCTTAATATCGGGGTTAACTGGCGCACAGGCAAGCATTGATTTGATTGACGGTAAGTTGAACATCTGCATAACACATATTTTGACTGAACTTTGTGCTGAATTTTGGCGCGATACCGATGGCAATGGAACTGGCATGGCTAAAATATCTGATATAGCTACAGATTTGAGTTCAGGATACGCTTACGACCCACACGCCGGACTTGAACCGTCTATGGTTCATCGGTTGGGCAGCGGTGCTTTGGCCGTGATGGTACCGTGGCTTACCTGGGTATTTGACACTATGCGCTGTTGTTATAGTTTAGATGAAGGTGCTACTTGGAGCTTAGGCCCGGTAATTGGAGTCGGCTTAGGCAGCCACCTCGGTTGCGGCTGCTCTAAAAGTTTTCTGATAATGTCGGATACATCATTTGTGGTTGCCAACTTGGTTAGCAGCGGTTCTGCTTGGATGTTATATTATACGGACAACGGAGCCTCCAGCTCGGAGATAGGTTTTGATGCTGATTGGGGTGGTTGGCCGGCCAACAGGCCGTGGTATGCCGCTTTTGCAACAGTTGGCGACAAAGTGTATATGTGCCGTTATGTCGATGCTTACAAAATAGAGATCCGCAGATTAAAAACAGCTCCAACAGTAGACAACTTGAGCTCTATTAATGATTGGGAGTATGTGGCAACGGTGGGGTGTGACGAAGAGGCGGCCAGGCATCATTTCACGTTAACCTCAGATGCGTTAATCCTGCAGCACAGCGCTAGGGGTAAAATATCCGGCGCAGGCACTAGGCTTGAGAGTACACCTGTAAAGGTTAAAAAGATTGAAGTTAACAGGCAAAAGGGCATGGCAGCGGGCATGACTGTAGTGCTTGACAACAAGGGCGGGCAGTATTCTCCTGACAAGGCCGGCAGCGCCTGGTACGGTGTTTTATGGCCGAATAAAAGAATGGTGCTGCAGTGGGGCTACGGCACTGACCTGGCCTATGGGTTTACCGGGTTAATTGATAAAATTCAAATCAGATCTTTCCCGCAGGAAATGACTATTATATGCAGGGATATGCTGAAGCTGGCCCTTGACCAAAAATGCACGGATGAAGCAGGGAATCATGTAATTTACTACACTGACGAAACCCCGGAGGATATATTCCGGTACCTGGCCCTGGCCGCCGGCTATGCCCCGGCTGATATAGTCACAGAGACCACCGGGCTAACCTTGCCCGGGTTTTTGGTGTCCTACGAGTCCTATGCCGATGCTTTTACCAGGCTGTGCGAAATGGTCAAATTTGAATACTACTGCGACAATCAAGGCATTTTATACGACGTCCATTCTACCGATAGATCGCCGGCGGTTGAAGGCGAAGCAATGGTTTTAACCGGTACCGGCTGGGCAGACATTCCCGGCCCTGCCGCGGGGCACCCGGTTGTGCTGGACAGCGATATTGTTACAAATGGCGGCGGGGCGGCTTACAGCCGG